CTTGAAATGGGTTTATCTCTTGTGCTTTAACATAACTACTTGTTTGCTTTTTCCACATTGTTGCATTGACCGTGAGTGATTTTTCGTCATCAATAGATCGTACCATCTCACCTCTTGTTTTTTTACTTACACCAGTTTTTTTTCTAACAATCGGTAATCTTAAGTAGTTTGGGTAATCTTTACTAAACGGTATAGGTTCTAGTATGTCTTTCAATTTGATACCCCAATCTTCTAGATTATTATCAAATGGAATGTTTGTCCAATAGTATCGCAAACGATTTTGCCCACTTCGTACACTTGAATTTACAAGATAAGGTTTTACTTCATAACCAACAGCATCAGATAATACTTTGTTGACAATCTCCATATGTTCTTTCTTCATACGAACATTTTCTAAAAACCACCACTTGGGTTTTTTTTCTTTCATCAATCGGACAAATTCAAAGAAAAGTTTACTTCTTTCATCACTACAAACACCGTATTCATTAAATACTAAATTTTTACGATTTTGGTTAGCAATTGAGAATCCTTGACACGGTGAGCCACCCATTAGTAAATCTATCTTTGGTAAGTCACTTGCTTTAACTTTAGTTACATCACCGATTTGTATTGTCTTGGGATAATTCTTTTGCGTAATTTGAATAGCATATTTGTCAATCTCACTTGCATAATAGTTTTCATATTTGATACCTAATCGGTCTAAAGCCACTTGACCACCAGAAATTCCATCAAATAAACTTAAAACATTTCCTAGCATTTTCACTCCTTTTTTCTCAAAAAACCCTTATTTTAGGGGTATACTCTACTATTACTTCATATGCGATAATTCCGTCAGACGTAATTATTTAAGCCCTTTTTTTGCACTTTGTATAAGAATTGTATGCGACTTTATCAAATGTGTCAACCCCTTTATTTACCGATTGTTTAAAGGTAAAATGGTTGAAAAGACCCGTGGTTCGTGGTAAAAGAAAATGGAAAAACAAAAATGCAGTAGATGTGGTGAAATAAAAAACATTGCTGATTTTACTTTTCGCACAGATAGAGAAACACATCGAAAAACGTGTCATACTTGTACTAATGCAAGACAAAGAAGATGGTATAACGTACCAGAAAACTCACAAAAAGTTAGAAAAAAAACTAATCGGTATAAAAAGAACAATAAAGAAAAACACAATAAACTTAACCGTAAATATAGAGCCGTTGGTAAACAATGGTACAAAGATTATTTATTAAAAAAACGGTTAAAGCGATATGGAATTACGAAAGAACAATATGTTGAACTACTCGTTTTACAAAATTTTAAATGCAAAATATGTCTTAAAAAATCAGACAATTTGCGAATTGATCACGATCACGAATCGGGGAAAGTTAGAGGGTTATTATGTAATGCTTGTAACTTGGCACTAGGTTTGTTTCGTGACAACACACAAGTATTAGATGATGCTAAGAAGTATATATCTCAATCGTTGCGAAAACGTAAATCCACAAAAAAGTCGTAGGCAAACAAGCGAATATCCAGACGGCAGTATGTCGTATCCATTTCTTAAATCGGTCTTTTCGTGTCATCGTAATATTTTTGGCATTACATGGGTTATTGCTACAAGTCTAGCACCACAAGGCAGTATTTTACCACCTTTGAAATGATACACTAGTTTTGTTCTTTCAACGAATTCTATCTCAAAACAATTAGCGATTGTTGTATTTTTACCTTTTTTTATTGTAATGGGTGGCATGATCTCATCTTCTCGACCTTCTCGTATGAGTTTATTGTTTTGTCGAATCTTTAATTGATTAACATGAATATAATAAATCATTATTTAGAATTTAATTCAATCAATTTTTCTAAATAGTGTTTTGCTTTTTCCAGATCAGATATTCCACCTTTTTGTTGCCACCGTGAAACGTATTTAATAACATTACCCTCAAAGTATCCTATCTTATTAGACCAGATGTAATCCCATGTTTGAATTGGTAGGTCTTTATAATGATTACCACCGATTTGTATTTTGTTGACTTTTATGCCCATACATCTACTCTCTCCTCGCTGATTGCTCTTTTCAAGTTTTCTTCTTTTATTCGTTCAGCTTTTTCTACGTTAATTTTTTTTAATTCTTCTAATCGGTCAGATAAATCTCTTGCATCTTGACGCATGTTCAAGTAAGTATGATACGTCTGCATTTTAGCCTTATTTATGGACATTGACATTGATTATTAGCTAATTGTTTATTTTTATCTTTTGTTTTATCAACTTCTGCTTTTAATGATTTAATTAACTCATCTCTTTCGTCAAGTTTTTTCATTAGATTAGTATACATTTCATTATGAAAAGTCACCGTTTCGTTAAAATCTTTTTGCATTGCAGTAAGTAATTTTTGTGATTGCTCAATACTTTGTTTAAAAAAATCTGACATTTATTCTTCTCTCAATAATAAATTATGTTTTTTCTCTGTTTCTTCAGGTAAGTCAACCCTAATTTGTTTTGTAATCATGCCTTTTGGAATCTGTAAACGTGCATTAGTATGTTCGGTTTCTTCATCATAAGTAGACGCAATTACTATATGTTTTTCTGTTTCTCCGATCAAAAAACCTAAAGTATAACACTTTGAATCTTTAATATCCTCTTCTCTCAAAATTTCCCAAGACGCATCTGCCATTGCGTCATCCCATTCAATTAAATATGTAGGATATTTAAGCGTCATCTCCTTCAATTGTATCAAAATAATTTTTTGGACGCATTATAATTTCTTCTTTTGAAAACAAATTTGTCTTCACACCTTTTCTACATTTTTTCATTTCTTCATGTAATAAATTAGGTTTAGGTTGAAACATCAAACACTCTTGTTCAGTATAACTACCAGATAAGTGACAAACAACTTTACCGTTAGGTAAACCATCTCCAAATGTGCAATACCAACATTTGTTTGATGCACCCACTAAAACCCTACAATAAAAACAATTACCATAAAGATGGTAAATAAACCTAAAAACAAAATGGCAAAGTTTGCACAATGCCGAACTAACTCGTCTATAAAATCAGGTTTATGCCAACCGTTTTGTTCTTCCATTTGTCTCTGTCTAATTCTAGTTTTTAATCTACGAAACCAACTTGGTTTTCTAGCATATAAAGGTATGTCTAATGTTTTGAGTCGCATGTGTCGTCTTCCTCTTCAAAGTAAGGTTCAAAAGTTATCTCTTTCTCATCACTCATAATAGCTAAAGCGATTGTTAAAAGAGCCAAAATCTTTTCTTCCGAAGATATGGTTTTAAACTCGACAGGCAGTTGCTTTAATATTCTGCCCACCATTCCCATTAACTGTTCATTTGTCATTTACTATTTTCAATAAATTATACAATTTATCTTGTGTTTCTTTGTCCATGGTAGCATTAGTTTGAGGATCAAACAACCTTTCGTAGATTGCGTCAATTTCTTTGTCTGCTTGTTCTTTTGTAATTGTTTCCATGATTATTTTCCTTATAAGGTAAAAAAACCCCTCCGAAGAGGGGTAAGATTCTCCTTGTCGAAAGAGGTCGGAGTAAAATGAAAAAATGTATAATTTCAGTCTACCCTTTTTCCAACATCTTGTCTATTCGATCAAGTGTTTTTTTATCCTCTCTTCTTTTCTGTTCTGCTAAAACCTTTTTATTATACGCATCAGTTTCCTCTTGGAGCATAATGACATCTTTTTTAGATAAGTTTTGTGCTTTCCAAGTTTCTATAATCAGTCGTAGTTGACCAGATAACGTGCGACCCTCGATGCGTGATGCAGTTTTCACTTCTGCGTACAAATCTCGTGGTAATAAAACTGATTTCCATTTTGTAGTGTCCATAATAATAGATTCCTATATTTGATATTATTCGATTATATACAATTAAATGTAAAGTTTCAACTAATTTCCTTACAATTACCCCAATTCTTACCCATTTCAATGTCAACCTTGTTTGGTACTTCAAGTTTTACAGCATTAATCATAATGTCTGCATAAGCTTGGGCTTGTTCTTTATTTTTTACCGAAAAGGCTAATTCATCGTGAACTTGCAACAACGGAATAATTCCCTCTTTATACAGATTCACCATACTTTGTTTTGTCTGATCGGCTGCAGATGCCTGAATAAGTCGATTCAAAGCTTTATAAGTATAAGCTCGTTTCAATCGTGTGGTTGAGCCGTATTCAGCAAGTGCTTGATCTCGTGGCATAGCTTTATGTGCTTGAAAACTATCAGGTTCCCATAAATCAAATCGGCACTTTCTACCTTTTAAAGAACGGATTGACCCATTACTACGAGGATCATTGAGCCGTTGGCTAACACTATCCATCAACTGCTTAACAAACGGTACTCGTGCATGATATTGCTTGGTAAGTGCTTTGGCTTCATCAATAGATATATCTAGCTGTTGAGAAAGTTTTGTCACTCCCATTCCATACATCATTGCTAAATTAATGACTTTAGCTTGTTTACGAGGTATGTCTGCCATTTCAGCCACCATTGTATGAAAGTCCATATTAGGATCAGTATTGTAAGCGTCTACAAACTCTTCTACCCCTCTTAATTCAATTCTTCGATAGTTACCAACCGTCTTGGCATAATGCACCAAGATGCGTGGTTCTTGTTGAGAAAAGTCAATACTCGCCCATTCTTCTCCCTCTTCAGGTAAAAACAATCCTCGTATCATCGGACCCAATTCAGGGTCACGAGCTGGAATCTGCTGTAGATTAGGGTTATTCATAGAGATTCTACCTGACACAGTACCCCCTGCTTCTGAACGCAGTTGGTTAATATGCCCATGAATACGCCCATCTTTAGATACATACTTTAATATCGAGCCAATAAATGTACCTTGTGTCTTATTGTAGTTTCGTGCTTGTAAAATAAGTTTAGGTAATTGGTGTGAGTGTTCACTTAAAAATGACTTGGTAAAACTTGGTGAGCCTTTTTCTGTCTTTGGGTACGGTAGGTTTAATTTATCAAACGCTTTAGCAATCGATTGAGATGCCCATATTTCTACATCACTACCCACCAATGTTTTAATTTGTTTCATTGATTCTTTTTCTTTTTTCAGTAGTAATTGTTTGGATCGCTCAACCTGATCTAAATCTACTCGAATACCCTTTTTTGTCATTTGCACTAATAAAGGTAGTAAAGATGTTTCTAATTCCCAAATCGTCCAAATGTCCTCTCTATTCATTAACACTTGAAAATGTTTCCATAAATCAAGGGCTAACACAGCATCCATTTCAGCATATGGTCCAACATACATACTCGGCAGTTTCCATAATTCTGCTTTTGGATCAACCCCAAAGCTTTGTGATGCTTCAACTAACGTCTTTTCACTCTTGGTTTTTCCAAGATAATCATATGCTAAAGCATTTAGACTGTAACTATATCTGTTTTCATCTAACAGACTGGCTGTTATCATGGTATCTATGATGCGTCCATTGACGGTAAATCCTTCAGAAAGTAACCAACCAAGGTCGTATTGTGCGTTGTGCATAATCTTATCTGCTTGGGATTCGAACACTTTTCTTAACCACTTGGAAACAATACGTTTATCTAAATTACCCCCACCCAAATGACCAGTCGGTATGTAGCCTTTCCAACCCTCGGTAGCAATAGCATACCCAACAACTTCTCCATTTTCAGTAGCCCACCCAGGACCTAAGGTCTTAATGTCAGGGTCTCTTGTCTCCAAATCAATTGCTATTTCTTTTGCATCAGATAAATCAGGCAAGTGATGTGGTACAGCCCACTCCGAATCAGGATTAAATATTGCAAACTGTAATTTATTATTTTTTTCTTCTGTCATATTATGTATCCCTTATGAACATCTTGTGGCTCGACTAAGTATAAATTTTCTTTTGTTCGAGTGACTCCAACATAAAACACCCTATGTAAATCATCTGTGTTCTGTTGCATCGCTGCAGTTGATAAATCGGTAAACAGCACGACATTATCTGCTTCACCACCTTTTGACCCATGAATCGTGGACATCTTAATACGAGGTTTAGCATTAAACTTTTCACCTGAACGCAATAGTGCCGTGACATAAGCTCTATCCACATCAGGTATTCTATCCATCGCTTGATGCCATATCTCTTCTCGTTTAGCTAACAGCCCATGATGTTTTACTAAAAGGTCAAAGGTAAAGACTTCATCAAGATTATCAGGGAGTGGCTTAAGTTTCTTACACCCTCTAGCAATCTTAATATTATTACCAGTCATGTAACTATAAATTGTCTCGGCTGTCTTTAAATCAACGGTATTACCGTGTCGTAATCTCTCCCAACCATTCACAGCAATTGATAGTTTTTCAGGAATAGATCGTGCATTGTTTCTCTCAAACAGTAAACCTTTTGTTTTTAACTCATCTACCAACGGATTCATCATATAATTAGCTTGAGTTAGAATGAGCCAAGAGCCGTCAGACATGTCTAGATTGGACATATCTACGATTCGGTCAACCTTACCTTTTTGCTGTCGTGGTAAATATGTTTTAGGAAACCTATTTGAAATTCTTTTTACAATTTTATCTGCCAAACCATGTACAGAGTGTGGTATTCTATAAGATTGCTGTAAGACTTCTGCATCACCATCAAGGTGAATAAAATGATTGTAATCAGCACCCGCCCACAAATAAATGGCTTGGTCATCATCTCCTGCACAATACATTTTCTTTGAGTGAGCATCGAGCTTGTGAGCAATATCCCATTGCATTGGAGATAAGTCTTGAGCTTCATCTAACATACAAAGATCAAATTCAGGACATGAATCTTTCTCCTTAACAAACATCTCCAACATATCGGTATAGTCTAGTAAACCATTGACTTCTTTAAACTTTTGATAACTTCTAGCAACATAATCTACTTCAAACCAAGTGTGCTGTAATTGAGATTGATTGTATTCTTTTCTCAAATCGGTCTTCTTAAGTCTTGCTAAATTAATCAAAGCAAGAATAGGATGGTCACTTGCAACGGAACCAAGGGTATCATCGTTTTCTGATAGTACGGAACCTTGCAATTCAATACCGACTTTCGAAGATAAATCAGCGTAATGACCTCTTGACATAATCTGTTCTGATTTAATACTTAAAGACCTATACGCTAAAGAGTGTAGCGTTCTGAAATAGATTAAATCTTCTTTTGGGTCTAATCCAAATCGTTTAGCCGCTCTTTCTTTTGCTTCATTTGCAGCCTTACGAGTAAAAGCTAGAAACGCAATCTTCTGTGGATTCATGCCACTAGCTAAAGCTTTATCCACCATATCAAGTAAACTCGATGTTTTACCTGTACCCGGTGGTCCGAATATCCTAAACATTAGAACGGAACCTCACTCTCATCTCCACCTAAATCAGGTGTATCAATAACTATATCTCTGTTACCAAATGCAGGGAGTTCCCACACTCGAACAGCCTTGTTTTTTATTTTTATCTGCGTAGCTTTACCATTTGCTTCTCTTAATCTTTGGGCAATCTTATGTGACTTGTATTCAAAAAACTTATTCTGTCTTAGAAAGTTTTCAAAGTCTTTTAACCTAAAGAATGTCGTATTTGCATCAGAATCAGTATAGGGTCTTTTCAGTAGAATCTCTTCACGATTAGTAGCTTGTTGAAAGCTAGTGCAAAATTCTTCTAAATAGTCATAGAATTGACCTGATACAGATGCGTCTTGACTTACTTCAATAACGGAACCCTCGGTCGTATTCATCTCATTTAACAAAAAGTTTATTCGAGATTCCCAACTTTGCTTACCAACAGACCGTGGCATATAATTTAATTGATCGATACAACATTTTTGAAATGCAGTCTGGCTCATCAAAGCTTCGGTATCTAGTTCTAATGGTTTACCATCAATATCTAAAAACCAAATCGGTGGTTGAGAATTGTACTTACGAAGATTCGCTATGCGTGATCCTGAAAGCACGGGGTCTATACCGTATTTTCTTGTTCGACATAAGTCTTGATTACAGTAATCCTTGATCGGTGCATCCTTACATTTGTAAGCATATTCTTTTTTCTCTAGCTGTTTAGCAACGAGATTAACCTCATTTAGAGGTAGTGGTGGGTCTACATAGTCCATATTGTATCGTTGAATATCTGTTTCCCATGTATCTGATTTTGCCTTACGCAAGTAAACACCAAGATTAAATAAACCATTATTTCTACCACCTTCTCCTATTTTTGATTTACATAAACTTTGTAAACACGGTGGTCCGTCTTTAAGTGGTATAGATACTTCAGGTTTATCTAAAGTAATGGCTTGAATTTGTTCTGGGGTTTGAACATACTTATCATATAGTTCAAAAAATTGGTCTAATGTCGCAGCCGAGCCATCATCCAAAAAAGCATAACGTAAACCATCCTCGGCATCAAAGTAAGGTAGGTTTAACCAATTTCCTACATCACCTCTTTCTAAATTTAATGTAATTTGTTTGGGGAATATTTCACAACCACCGTAGCCAAGATTCGCTGCAATGTATTTTAATTTGTCTTGCATGTCTTTAGCTGACATCCAATCCTTACAGAACATGAACACATGAGCACCACCTGATTTTGAACGACACATTACAAGTGGTAGTTCAACCTCTCGAATCTTATCAAGTAGTTTTTTGTGGTCAAGTGGGTATTCATCAATATCGATGCAACCCCATTTACATTGGCTGTCTTCGTTGATTGGAACGATTCCAATTGCCATGCCTTTGCCTGACAAATGTCCTTCCCAAACTTTTTTTGTTCTTTCCTTATTTACAAGGGTAGCCTTACCGACATGCTTTCCATTGGTGTTTGCCTTTTCAATCTTGTAAACACCGTATGCCTTATCTAGCCCTGCAAATATACTACTAAACTTTTCAACAGACATAATCGTACCTTTTCATAAAATAAAGCGGGGGAGCGTGTAAGATCGGAGTGAGGTGTGCTCCCCCTAGTTAGGCTTTTGACCTAACTAAAACGGTACGTTATCGTCTTTTTCTGAAGATTCCTCTTCACGAGTGTGCTTAACTTCAACTTCACCCTTGTTAATAGATTCAGCAAATGCTTTAGCTTGATTATACAGATTAGCATTTTCAATTTGTGAGTCAAGAGAAATATCCCAACCATGCCAAGAACCTTTAGAGTTCTCTTCTGAAACAGTTTTCAGATTATACACATAAGCAAATCTTGGTGGCTGAAAAGAAGAACCATCTTTCTTTGTCATAACACGACTTTGAATCATAGAGTTCCATTTTCTTGACTTCTTCAACTGTGTTGACTTCATTGCGATAAGAGCCGTGGACGAGGTTCCATCATCCTTGATTACTACAACATAGTGTTGATGAGTATCCTCAACGTAGTGCCCTGAACCGTCAGTCAAATACTCCCTATTGTCTTCTTTAGACCTTTCAGTCTTTGGTGGAGTATCTACTCGTGGGTCAAAGATATTAACAGGAGCACCTGTGCCCTGACCTCTTGGAGCCCATTCAATCAATCTTCTTTGGTAAGCACATGGAATAACCTTCACGCCTTCCTTACCTTTAAAGATATCACCAGTGACAGTATTATAAATGTCCCCAGCTTTTGCATTTTCTAGATCATCAAGCAAGGGGTCTTGCCTTGATAACACTTTAAGAAACGGTAATGCTAAATCTTCCATTCCTACATTTTCAAGACCTTTACCTTGGTCTTGCTCAAACATTGCTTCATCGATTACTGCAACAGCAGTTTGTTTCTTCTCAGCGACTTGTGAATTCTTACTCATTATAACTCTCCCTATTTTTTAGATTTTTTAATTTCTGCTTTATATCCAATATAAGCACCGAACAGTTCCATGGGAAA